GTACCTCAAAGAGTCACTGGCGACGTTGTTGACCTTGTTCTCGCTCCATGGCTATAATAGTGATTCCGGTTTACCGGTAAGCACTCTCCGACATTGGGAACAGTCGGTTTGCGCGATGGGCGGTACGATGAAGTGCGCCATGTCTTTCATGAAATGGAAGACGGCTGCATTCTTCTCGTTTTGGAACGGTCAGAAGTTGCCAACGTTGCCAAAAGGTCTTAGTGGCTCTTCAAATGAACATGCGGCAGCAATCATCGGTGGACGAGCCTACCGATGGGTCCGATTGCTGAGTGTCAAAGCGGGCGAGTCGCACGAAGACGCGGTCAAGTTTTTTAACTTCACGACCGGCGTATTATATGCGAAGAAAGGAATGCCTCGCCCTGACAAATCCACAGTTAAGGCCGGCGAACGGTCTACCTTCGAGAGTCTCACAGGGAAACTCGAGGCCAATTTGCCAGTTCGCCTTCCGCAGCCTGTTCTGTGGTCTGATCTTGACGATCTGAAGGCTGGAGATCCGCGTATGCAACGCGATATCCATCCTGGTTTCATGCATCTCACTCGTGAGAAAATGGTACAGCAAATCAATCGTACCGTGCGTGAAATTTTCGATGGCTATCGTTATCGCTTCGAGGATCGCGTCAAGCCCTTCTTTCCGAGCACATCTGCTAACTACATCCGATCTCGATCGGGTGGAGGAGCAGTGAGTGCCCTGTTGGAGGAGCATCGGGCGCTTTTCAGCAATCTGTCGTCTGACGGAGGCGTGCGGTTTACGGAAGCTTCTGCTCTAGGCAACGAAGAGCAAGGTGAAAACGGACGTGTGCTGGCATTTGATGATGGTCAGCTCACTGAGGACTTCGCGAGATTCTACATCAGAGCGCTGCGTGCAGCACTTACTGAGGAGAACATCGCTACTCCGCTTGGACTTGCGGAGGCTTTGAAAGTTCGCGTTATCACCAAGGGCCCGCCGCTGCGAATGACAGTCCTTAAGCCACTCCAGAGATTCATGAGGCGTGTGCTGAGCAAGCACCGTGTCTTCCAACTAGTTGGTTGCACAGTGAATGAACGCATACTCTTTGATACTCTTGGTCATCTTCGGAAAGATGAGATGTGGCTTTCGGGCGATTATTCTGCAGCGACCGATAAGATGCAATCTTGGGCTAGCGAAGCAGCCGTTGCCGCCATTTCGGACGTCCTAAACCTCAGTTCCGCCGAGGAGAAACTGTTTGTCGAGGCGCTCACCCAACATACTCTCGAGTATGAAGGTGAACGCCGTGAGCAAACTACTGGCCAACTCATGGGCTCAGTTGTTTCTTTCCCGGTTCTCTGCATTGTGAATGCTGCGGTGTGCCGCTATGCGATGGAGATCTCGCAGAATCAGATTCTGCCGATACGATCTCGCAAGCTGCGCCTGCTCATCAATGGAGACGACTGCCTATTTCCGATAAGCGGTCGAGGAAGAGTGATTTGGGAGAAAGTGGCATTGTTTGTAGGTCTCGAGCCCTCGCTGGGAAAGTACTATCACAGCAGGAAGTTCGCGAACATCAACTCTACCAACTTTCATTACGACGAGATCCGTACTCGTACGGAGGATTGGCCACTCCTCAAGCGAGGCAACTATGGACCGACGGAGCAAGCTCCTTCAGTACACGAGTTGTCTGTTATCAGACACAATCCGTTCACTCTCGCCAGATACGTGAATCTTGGGCTCATTTTTGGGCTCAAACGATCTGGAGGGAATGTTTCGGAAAGTGATGCATTCTCTGAATACGGTAACCTTGGTTCCCGACATCGCGAGTTGCATCGTCTGACGCCTGATTGGTTGTGGCCAGCCTGTCATCGACTCTTTGTGCAGTCCCATGAGTCGACTCTCGACGCATTACGTCCGTTGCCGTGGTATCTTCCGGAATGGATTGGGGGTCTTGGAATGTTTGGTGTCCCGTCTGAGTTGGATTGCCAATTGGCATACGCACTCCTCAGAGACTGGAAGTCTCTGGGCTCCAAAGGAACGCCGCGCAGATCGTCTGCGAAGGCTTCCTGGAGAGTGCGGCAAATCGTTGATGCTGGTCTGAAACGATATGCACATCTCATCCGTCCTCTCACAACGACAGAGGCCGACCATGAGGAGAGTTTCAAGAGCGAACTTGCTGTATCGCTCCTCTTCCGTGGGGGCTCCTTTGACAAAGATGATGCTGCAGTCCATGAGGCCGCTGGACTCGAGTATGCATCTCTGAGTTGGAAAGAATTGTATTCCGACCCCGAGGGCAGTTCTCTTAAAGTTGCAAATCACAATAAGAAGATCTGGTCCTCGCGCCTTGCAAAAGGTAAAGTGCTTTCTCTGCCTGGATTTGGTAACGATGTCGCCATTCCAGCGACCGGCAAAGAGAGAGTCGCGATGTTTCTTGCGCGACTTAACAAGGCACGACCTCGTGTGGGCATTCCGGTGATCCGTCAACACATTGCACGTGTGCAAGATCAGGGTGAGCATGAGATTGACTTCGTTCGCAGAGAACGGATTCGCAAAGAGGAAGTACAGTGTGGTTTTCTCCACGACTGGTGGTTCCGGGCGAAGGTACTGCCAGGTTATGAGCTACGTGGTTTCGTTGAAGAGCGAAAATACGGAGCTACATTGCCTTCCTTGGGTGCTGGTAGCACTCTAACTCGTGAAGATCAGCTTGTTTCCTTGGCTGACATGCTTCAATCGACGATGGAGGACGCCTTCTCCTTGTATTTGGAGAGCAAAGGTATGCCTGCCTATCGCGTTCGAGATTATTTGCGTGAACCGGACTCGGTCAGTCTGCTCACTCGGCATGTTCAAAACTTGCTTCAGGATTGGAGATCAAGAACAGATTCGTTCTTCTCTGATTATTTTTCCCGTTTTCAGCTTGCTCTGACCACAGTTTCTTGGTGGTCTGAGCAGATTACCCTCTCTGAGGAGTCGCACAGGGACGTTCCAAGTGCGCCATCTTCGCGGCCGAAAGTTGAAGATGCTGAGACTTTGCGCAAGCGTGAGTCTGAGCGTCGACAGTATTTGGCTCGAATGATGAATCCGGCGAGGGCTGAAATGAAGCAGTAGTTTGGTACTCGGATAGCTCGATC